GGTAGGTTTTTTGATGAGCCTAGAACACCCATGACCCTCCTTGGTTCTTTTTACCCGAAAAACGCCTCAATAAGCCACTATCAGGATGATTCCGAGTGAATATACCTAATCAGGCTGAAACAGGCTCAGAAGGGCCTCAAACGGCTTACCGAGGTGTGACAGAACCCCGAATATGGACTAAATCCCCAGAATTACCTAGTTATGGCATTGATTTCATTGAATGGTGCGAGTCAGTCGGCTTTAATCTGCTCCCTTGGCAACAATTCTTAGCCCATGAAATCTGCAAAGTCACAGAAGATGACAAGTGGTATTTCAAGGAAGTGGGGGTGATTATCAGTCGCCAGAATGGTAAATCTACCTTTATGCAACTCATGATTCTATGGAGAATGTTCGCTCTGGGGCAGAAGTTACAGGTCCACACAGCTCACAAACTGACTACATCGAGTGAAATCTTCTGGAAGATCGATGACACGATTCAGAGCCATGCCAAACTGGTCGATGACTTCGCAAAGAAGTACGAGTCCAAGGGTTCGCAGGAGATCAAGTTAAAGTCCGGGGGCCGTTACTTGGTGCGAGCCAATAACTCAGCATCTCGTGGTATTGCCGCGCCAGATACGATCTACATGGATGAGGTTCGTGAGTTCCATGACGATGAAGTCTGGTCATCGCTTCGATATACCCAGATGGCAACGCCTAACCCACAGACTTTAATCTTCTCTAACGCTGGCGATCAGCATTCGATCGTTCTTAATCGACTTCGGGAACGTGGACTAGCTGCGGCCGCTGGTGCAGATGATCGCATCGGTTGGTTCGAGTGGTCAGCGGAGCCAGGGTGCGACATCCGAGATAAGAACGCTTGGATGCAGGCCAATCCATCGGCAGGCTACACAATCAGTTTAGATAACCTCGAAGCGGCGATGTCGGATGAAGAATCTATTGTTAGAACCGAACTTCTATGCCAATGGGTATCAGTAGTTAATCCAGCGATCAATCCGAGCAACTGGAATGCAGGCGCAAAGAAGGATCTGAAGTTAGATCGAGAAGCTCTCACATGGATGGCGATCGATCTCAGTCCGAACAGGCAAGAAGGATCACTCGTAGCAGCCCAACAAGAAGGAGACAACATCAATGTCGTTCTACTACAAACGTGGACGAACCCGATTAACCTCGATGCTAAACAAATTGCAAACGACGTCGCGGATTGGGTGCGCAAATACCAGACAGAGACGGTTGCTTATAGTCGCCAGACATCCGGGGCTATTGCCGCTTTACTATCGCCAGCAGGTATCTCTACTACGGCTATCGATGGCAGCGTATATGGTCAAGCTTGCGACGAGATGCTTACCGCGATCACTTCCGGAAGATTATTTCATCCAGACCAAGATGAGTTCACAAGACAAGTCCTCTCAGCTGTAAAACTTCCGTTTAAGGACGGTGGCTGGTATCTCGGACGCAAGGTATCAAATGCCACGATATGCGCGGCTGTATCGATGGCGATGGTGTGCCACTTTGCGACTCGCGGAGAAGCGGAGTACGACATCGTAGTCGGATAAATCGGACATAGTGTACAATATGCACTAATGGGACTAAAAGAATTCTTTCTAGGGGCTCCACCTGTCGCTGAAAAGCAGACAGATGTAGAAGCCTCACTTCAGCCATTCAATCTTTCAACTTCTGTCTATGGATTGCTTAATGCCCCTACGACAGTCGATCGCGCATCTGCAATGTCGGTTCCAGCAGTCGCTCGCGCCCGTAACATCATCTGCGGAACTATCGGATCACTTCCGCTGGAGCAATACAACAGAATTACTGGCGCACACATCGAGCCTTTAAGAGTTATCAATCAGCCAGATCCACGCGTCTCAGGATTCGTCGTTTACAACTGGCTCGCTGAAGATATCTGGCTCTACGGCGTGGGCTTCGGATTAGTCCTCGATGCTTATGCAGAAGATGGCCGCGTTCGCTCCTGGACTCGCATCGATCCTAAGCGCGTCTCGCCACGATATAACATTGCGATGAATGAGATCGAAGGTTACGACGTAGATGGCAGACTCGCTCCTATCGCTGGAGTCGGTTCAGTAATTCGCTTCGATGGCGCAGATGAAGGCTTAATCAATCGCGCCGGACGCACAATCATTGCAGCGATCGAACTAGAGAAAGCCGCTCTCCAATACGCGAAAGAACCAGTCCCATCCATGGTTCTCAAGAGCAACGGAACTAATTTAACTTCAGAGCGCATTGCTAAACTTCTCGAAGCGTGGCGCAACTCTCGCGCTACTCGATCAACAGCGTTCTTAAATGCAGATGTTGAAATGCAGTCAGTCGGATTCGACCCTCGTTCGCTTCAACTCGTAGAAGGTCGTCAATATGTGGCGTTGGAGATAGCAAGAGCTTCAGGCATCCCTGCTTACTTCCTTTCAGCAGAAACTACCTCAATGACCTACTCCAACGCTACTTCAGAACGTCGTTCTCTCGTGGACTTCTCGCTCCGCCCAATCTTGGCTGCGATCGAGAGCCGTCTATCTTTGCCGGACATCTGTCCTAGCACTTCACAAATTCGCTTTGATCTAGACGACTTCCTTCGTGGAAATCCTTACGAGCGCGCTCAGGTTTATCAGATACTCAACACAATCGGCGCGATGAGCGTTGAACAAATCCAAGAAGAGGAGGACTTAATCCGATGAAGATCGAAGTCCCAATCACACTCACAGCTGCGGATTCACAATCTCGCACAATCTCTGGCCAGATCGTTACATGGGGCGAGCAGGGCAACACTTCTGCTGGTCCAACTATCTTCGCTTCAGATTCAATCAAGTTTAACAAGAACATCAAGCTGCTCCTAGAGCATGATCGCACACGTCCTATCGGCAAATTGATCGCACACGAGATCACCGATTCCGGCATCGTTGCAACATTCAAGATCGCTGAAACAGCGGCAGGAAACGACAGCCTTATCGAAGCAGCGACAGGATTACGCGATGGATTCTCAGTCGGCGTCAAGGTCGATGCATGGGACAACCAAGATGGCGTTATGGTCATTAGCAAGTCATCGATCGTCGAGACATCACTCGTCACCGATCCAGCAATCGAGTCAGCGCGTGTTGCTGAAGTCGCTGCATCAGAAGATTCTGCTCCTGAAGAGGTAGCAGATGCAACCCAACCAACAGAAGGAGAACAAGTGTCAGACACTACCGTTCCAGAAGCTCCTGCCGTAACTGAAGCGGTAGAAGCGACAAGAGTAGAGGCTGCTGCTCCAAAGCCAGCATTCTACGCAGCTCCACGCATCAACGCTAACCTCACAGCAGGTCAGCTACTTGAGGCAAACATCAAGGCATCAATGGGCGATGACGAAGCAAAGATGATCGTCAAGGCTACAAACGATACTTCAACCAACACAGGTCTTACTCTCGCTCCACACCTAAACGAGTTCATCACAACTTCAATCGATGGCCGTCCAGCCGTAGATTCAGTATCTCGTGGCGTTCTTCCAGCATCAGGAATGTCTTTCACAATTCCTAAGCTTGGAACTGCTCCAACAGTCGATGGAGACTCAACAGAAGGTGAAGCACTTGGCGGAACCGAAATGGCTTCTACTTACATCACAGTAGATGTAAAGAAGGCAGCAGGAGTTCAAAACATCTCATGGGAACTTCTCGATCGCAGCCAGCCTGCGTTCTACGATGAACTTATCAAGGAACTCAACTACGCGTACGCAAAGGCAACAGATCGCGCTCTCGTAGCACGTCTAGCAGCTGATGGAACACAAGGCGCAACACAGGCTGCAACAATCGCAGGATTCAAGGCGTTCATCGCTAAGGAAACTCCAGCAGCGTATCTCGCAGCAGGAAAGTTCGCTAAGAACATCATCGCTAACACAGCATGGTGGGAGTCAATCATCACAGCTGAGGACACAACAAATCGTCCACTATTCACAGCTGCACAACCATCAAACGCTCCCGGAGCAGTCGGCGTTCAGTCACTCACAGGAACAGTCATGGGTCAGAACCTTTATGTCGATCCACACATGTCTGTAACAACACTCATCGATGATTCTGCATTCTTGGTAGTACCAGAAGCAGTAACATTCTACGAGGCTCCAAAGACTCAGATCCAGGTGCAGACACTTGCAAATGGTCGCCTTCAGGTAGCGGTTTACGGCTACTACGCGATTGCTACAAAGGTCGGCGCGGGTATCCGTCGCTTCAACCTAACATAAGCAAACACTAATCATGGGGGGGCGGTTGCTCCCGATCGCTCCCCCAGTCGTTTACCGAGAGGAAAGAAATGCCAACAATTATCACGGCTTCAGAGCTTCGATCAACCCTTGGCGTTTCTTCCTCTCTGTATTCGGACGCAGTTCTATCAGACATCATCGATAGTGCAGAGGCGATCATCCTGCCAATGCTCGTGACTTACTCAGTCGCCATCGATGCAGTCTCGCTTAACAATAACGTCGCATACTTCTCAACAGTTCAGTTAAATCCATTCGGAGAAGGCCAGTCCGTAGTTATCAGCGGATGCGGAACGCCTTTCAATGGCACTCGAACAATTACAACAGACTTACTCGATGACGATTCATTCTCAGCGGCCATCACTAACGCTGACATCATCTCTAAGAACATCATCCCATCGGGGTTGGCTACCCTTACTGGAGCATCGACTTATGTCGGCAACAGCGCAGTAGAATCAGCCGTCCTAGTCGTCTCTGTCGAAATCTTCCAGAGTCGCACAGCAGCAGGTGGCCAAATCGAAGGCGTGGACTTTAGTCCAAGTCCGTTCAGGATGGGTCGCTCACTCTACAATCGCTGCGTAGGTTTATTAGGTTCACTCGTCGATGTCGGAACGATAGCCCAGTAATGCCAGCCTCAACTATTCTTTCAGCCGTCCGCACTCCACTTGCCACAGCACTTGGATCAGTCGCAGCTAACGTCTTCTCATACGTCCCAGAGAACGTCCCAGTCCCGGCTGTAGTTCTCGTCCCATCTTCACCCTATATGGAGTTCGACACGATCGGTAACAATACCTTCAAGTGCAAACTCAACTTCACTATATCTTGCTGTGTGGCTTACTCAAGCAATCCAGCATCGCTCGACAACATCGAGCAACTCATCGAAAGCGTTGTCCTCGCCATTCCAGCAGGTTATGAAGTGAGCGATGTCCAACGTCCAACCGTCACACAAGTAGGCGCGAGCAATCTGCTAGTAGCCGATATCGTCGTTAGTACCCACTACACGCGAACAGTCTAAGGAGACAAAATGCCAACAACAGTCATCACAGGTCGCGACATCTCGCTAACAATCGATAGCAAGGCGTACGGCGATCAAACAACTTCAACAACACTAGCGGTCAATCTTGAGCGTAATGCTTACGAGACAATCGACGGCAAAGTGTTTTTCGCACTAGATACAACAGCAACTCTCTCAGTAACCATGCTTGCTGACTGGGGCGCAACCAACTCACTTTGCGAGGCAATGTGGTCAGCGGCTAACGCCTCACCTAACACAGGACTTGCTTATACCTTCACAGCTGCCACAGGCGCAGTCTTTACAGGTAACGTTCTTCCAGTATTCCCAGACGCTTCAGGAACTGGCAAGGATGCTCAGTCAATTACATTCGTTCTACAAGGAACTGCAAAGCCAACACTCACAATCACATGATCTAAGAAACGGGAGCAAACATGAAAAAAGCAATCACAATTAAATACCAGTCGGGGGATCAGGCTACCTATGTGGCCTATCCACCGGACTTTGCCAAATGGGAAGTGGCTACCAAGAAATCCATATCGGACTTCTCTGGAATGTGGGACATCTTATTCGTAGCTCATAGCGCGATGAAGCGAGAAGCGGCAGGACAGCCAGTCAAGCCACTCGAAGCATGGATGGAAAGCATCGAGGATGTAGATGTGGACTCTGATAGCCCAAAAGCCATAGCCGAGGAAGTATCAGCAGACTCCTAGTCGAGTTAGCCATCGCGACCCATATCCCTATGAGGGAGTGGGAATCGGCGGAAGATATTTTAACGGCGATTGAAATACTGAAGGAGCGTAATGAACCAAGCTGAGGTCGAGGCTTACAATCGGAAAGAAATCCGAGAAGTGATCCGCGCCTTCAAGGCTATGGATGAGAAGGCAGTCGAAGAAGCCAAGAAGGTTTCAGGCGCACTTGCCGATTATGCGTTAGGTCAGATTCAGAAGGCTTCTGGCACTCGTACTGTCGCGACTAAGGTTGCAGTTCGTATTGCTCAAGGTGGCAAGGTTTCTAAAAGTTCCAAGGTAGGTGAGATTAGCCTAGGGTTCGCTTCTCAGAAGTTCTCTGGTGGAGCAGATACTAAAAAACTCTGGGGTGGCATGGAGTTCGGCTCGAACAAGTTTAAGCAGTTCCCAGCCAGAACCCCACGCTTCCGATCAGGTAACTATGGCTACTTCATCTATCCAACACTCAAGGCTATCCAGCCTTATATCATTCGGGAATGGCAAGATGCCTTCTCAAAGATTCTTAAGGAGTTCTAATGGCTACAGATAGCAGAACCCTTAAACTCGCAATCCTTGGAGAAGTCAAAGACCTTAGCGCAAGCCTTACTAAAGGCTCCAATGAGGTTAATTCATTCGGCGACAGAATTACTAAGTTCGGCAAGGTTGCTGGCCTAGCCTTCGCAGCTGCTGGAGCAGCGGCAGTCGCTTATGCTGGCAAGTTAGCCATCGATGGAGTAAAGGCCGCGATCGAGGATGAAGCGGCTCAACTACGCCTAGCCACATCTCTCAAGAACGTTACTGGTGCAACGCAATCCCAGATCAAGGCTACCGAGGATTACATCCTCAAGACTTCTCTGGCTAAGGGCATTACAGACGATGAACTTCGCCCGAGCCTAGATCGCTTGGTTAGAAGTACCAAGGATGTCGAGCAAGCCCAGAAGTTACAGACACTCGCAATCGATATTGCAGCAGGCACAGGCAAGTCACTTCAAGCCGTTACAGAAGCGTTAGCCAAGGCACAGGACGGCAACTTTGCAAGCCTTAAGAAGTTAGGCGGCGGCATCGATGAGAACATCATCAAGACTAAAGACTTTGACGCGGCCACAGCTTCTCTATCTAAGACTTTCGAGGGTCAAGCCTCAAAGCAAGCCGAGACATTCCAAGGCAAGATGGATCGTCTCAAGATCGCCTTCAATGAAGGTAAGGAGACTGTCGGCGTATTCATCCTGAACGCGATTACTCCAATGGTTGATTTCATCGTCCAGAAGGTAGTACCGGGCGTCCAGATGTTCATCGATTCAATCGGTGGCGAAAAGGGAATTAGCAAGGCTCTTAACGGATTTATCGCAGCTGCTAAAACAATCTTCATCCCAGTCTTTGAGGGAATTAGATTCGCGTTCGATCAAATCAAAAATGCAGTATCCGATAACAAAGAAGAGTTCGCAGACCTATTAGAGTTTATCCAAAAATACGTTGCTCCATTCCTAGGGGGAGCATTCAAGATCGCAATCCAAGGAATCGGAATTGCTCTTGGAGCAGTCGTTGATGTAGTCGGTGCGCTCATCCGTGGATTCCAGACGCTGATCAGTCTAGGCTCAAAAATCGGCGGTTCTATCGGTGGAATGTTCGGCGGAGGTCGAGCCGCTGGTGGCCCAGTAGTAGGCGGTACAACCTATCTAGTTGGCGAGCAAGGTCCAGAACTATTTACGCCTTCAGGCTCAGGTAACATCATCCCTAATGGAGCATTGGGCGGTGGTGGTAGCAACGTCATCAACATAACTGTAAACGGCGCAATCGATCCGATTTCCACAGCTCGTCAGATCACCCAGATTCTCAATCGTGAGGCAACCCTATCTGGCACGTTTAACAAGGTTGGTGCTTCGCTTCTGGTGGGCGCATGACTTGGACTCCACGGCCAACCATCTCGATAAACGGGACTGATCGCAAATCAATCACGCTTGCAGACGTTCAAGTATCTTATGGCAGAACTTCAGTCTGGGAACAGGCTCGATCTTCTTATGCTCGCATTTCAATCCTAAATACTGCTAACACGGACTATGGCTTCGAGATGAACCAAACTGTAGCGGTCAAGGTCAAGAACGTCGCAGGCGCAGACGTAACAATCTTCACAGGCAAGATCACTAGCGTTGATAACAACCTAGCAGGCGCAGGCACAATCGGGACTAATGCAGTCCAGACCATTACAGCCGTTGGACCATTCTCCCAGATGTCTCGAAAGATCATCGGTGGATCTTCATTCCATAAGGAGATGGATACGGATCGCATGACTCGCATCTTCACAGATGCCGGGCAGACCATCGATGTCGTAGATAGTCCAGCGATCTATGAGTTCGCAATAAGATCAGGCTCTCCAGCAGATGCCTACTCACTAGCTGCTTCATTCGCTGCTCAGGCATTCGGGTACATATATGAGACTTCACTAGGCAAGGTTGGCTTCGCCAATGAATCTCGCAGAACCAACGATGGCAAGGCCAATGGCTACACCGTCATTCCAAACAATCACATTCTCTGGGGCAATGTCTCAAGCCAAAAGACTCTGGCAGACATTCTGAACAACATTACTCTTACCTACCATTCTGGGACTAAAACTGCAACGGATGCCACAAGTGTCTCGGAATTTGGGCAGGTAGATGGATCGGTTGCAACGGAACTTCACAATGCTGCGGATGCACAAATCCAAGCCGATCGATACATAACCCTTCGAGCGTATCCTAGGACTTCTCTCAGCTCATTTACCATCCCGATCAATTCACCTAACGTCTCAGATGCTCTTAAAGATTTCTACATCTCAATGAGCATGGGTAAGCCAATCCAAATAACTGCCCTACCGATCGCCTTGAAGAATACGACCTATCGAGGCTTCGTCGAGGGCTATACATTCTCCATCAATCAATACGAGATGATCTTGACTCTTAACACAACCGACTATACATACAGTTTCGCACCTACTCGATGGCAGGACGTCTCGGCGTTACTTACATGGAATGGTGTCGGGGCTACGGTACAATGGAACACTTACGATGACTAGGGGCAAGCGTGGCAACAACAACTAACTTCGGATGGACGACACCTGATAACACAGGCTACGTCAAAGACGGCGCACTCGCGATCCGTACCCTTGGCAACTCAATCGATGCCACGGCTATTAACTTCGTTGATCTTACTTCCAGTCAGACTATGGCTCGTAAGGCTCTTACGGCTCCTAGAGAAATCACAACCGTATCTGCCACAGCTGCTACTGGCACAGTCAATTTTGATTTATTGACTCAAGGAGTCCTTTACTACACTACCAATGCTTCAGCCAACTTCACTCTTAATTTTAGAGGATCAGGCGCGGCTACCCTTAATTCACTCATGGCAGTAGGAGATTCAATCTCTGCCGTATTCCTAAACACTAATGGTGGAACGGCTTACTATCCAACAGTATTCCAGATCGATGGTTCTGCCGTTACTCCAAAGTGGACAAACGCTTCTGCACCTACGGCTGGCAACGTCTCATCGATCGACGCTTATTCATTCACAATTATTAAGACTGCTGCTACTCCAACATTTACAGTGCTTGCAGGAGGCCCGGTGAAGTTCGCATGAGTCCATTACTAACAGGATTTGCATTCTCAACAGGAGTGGGCAAAGCCACAGTCACAGCTACTACTGGATCACCTACTATCGATACAAGTTCTAGGGCTGGTAAGACAATTTACAAATTTACTGGTTCTGGAACTATTACTATCGGAAATGCTGGCTATGCAGAAATCTTAGTTATTGGCGGTGCTGGTGGTTCTTCAAGCAACGGCGGTAGCGGTTCTGGTGCTGGTGGATATATTTACAATGCTGAACAATTTATGCCATCTGGTTCACAAACGATTACCGTTGGTGCTGGTGGAGCAGGATTAAATTACACAACTTATACATTTTCTCCAGGAAATTTTTCTAGATTAGGAAACATTTATGCGGTGGCAGGTGGTTCTGGATCTGCCACTACTGGTGCTGGCAATGCAACATTAAATAGTGGAACTGCTGGTGGTTCAGGTGGTGGCGGAAATTATTTAGGTTCTGGCGGTGCTGGAGTTACTGGCCAAGGTTTTGCAGGTGGAGATGGTTACAACGCTTCTCCATATACAGCAGGCGGTGGTGGCGGTTCTGGCGGTGCTGGAGCAAACGGAACTTCTTCAGGTTCTGGTGCTGGTGGAGCAGGAACTGCAAATTCTATAACTGGTACTTCTGTAACTTATGCCGCCGGCGGCTCTCAAAACAGTTCAACAAACGGTGCAGCCAATTCAGGTTCTGGTAGTGGAAATGGCGGTGCTGGTGGTTCTGGCTATGTAGTGGTGGTGATCGGATAATGGCACACTTTGCGAGAATTGAAGATGGCGTAGTCCGTCAAGTAATTGTAGTTAATAATGAAGTTTTGCTTGATAAAAAAGGCGTTGAACAAGAATCCAAGGGCATTAGCTTTTGCAAGTCACTTTACGGTAAAGACACCGAATGGATGCAGACTTCTTACAATGCTTCATTTCGCGGTAAGTACGCAGGCTTGGGTGATTATTGGAATGGCACAGAGTTTACAAGTGAGAAGCCAACGGAATGAAACCTATTCTATGCAAGGCTGGCCAACAATTAAGGGAACAATTCGATGACTCCTTCCCTGATCGTGATAGGCGTTCCGATGGTTGGATCGGCGATCTCCGTCATTCAGCGCGTCCTAGTGACCATAACCCTGATCCAAAGGCTGGGATGGTTGTCAGAGCAATCGACATCGATGCAGATGTTTATAAGTCAGGCAAGCCCGACCTCATGCCAGATATTGCAGATCAGATTCGACTCGCGGCCAAGGCTGGAGAGAAGCGAGTGTCTTACATCATCTTCGCAGGACGAATTGCATCGTCTCGCTTGGGCTGGCGTTGGAGACCTTACAAGGGATCTAATCCGCACAATCATCATCTCCATGTTTCTTTCACTAAGACGGGCGATGCAGATGGTTCGTTCTTTAATATCCCGATGTTAGGTGGTAAGTAATGGGTCGCGTAACGATCAGCTCTAATAACTTATTCCCCGGTCCTAAAGGCGAAAAGGGAGATAAGGGCGATGCAGGTGGCCCACCCGGTCCAGCAGGTCCAGCAGGTCCTACAGGTCCTCAAGGAGAGCAAGGGCCTCAAGGATTACAAGGCACTCAAGGAAACCCCGGAGCGCAAGGCGCACAAGGTCCTACAGGCTCGACTGGTCTAAAAGGCGACAAGGGTGACACAGGTGCAACTGGCCCTAAAGGTGACACAGGTGCAACTGGCGCGGCTGGAACGACAGGTGCCAAGGGCGATAAAGGCGACCAGGGCGATCAGGGTATTCAAGGAATGCAAGGCATTCAGGGTATTCAGGGCATTCAAGGTGTTAAAGGAGATACAGGCGCGACAGGCGCGACAGGGTCAATGCCTAATCTTGGTTATACATCAGGTGATTATGTAGGGCCACTTTTAACGGCTACAGCTAACGTTCAAGTATCGGCGGGTTACCAAGGTTATGTCCCAATTTATATCGGTGGCACAACAACTTTTGACAGAATAGCTTTTAGAACAGGTTCAACTTTTTCGGGAACAGCATCCGTAAGACTTGGGATTTACAACCACGATTCCACAACTGGAAAGCCAAGTACGGTCTTGCTAGATGCTGGGACTGTATCTGCTACAAATAACAATACAAGTTACTCAATAACGATAAATCAAACATTGAGTATTGGGTGGTATTGGATTACATTTAATTGCCCAACTGCCGCGGCCACTAATTCATATATTGGCTCAGCCACAATGTTTCCACCAGCATGGATGAACTTTTCAGCAACTCTTTCTGTTCAACCAAACTTTATCCAATCAGGTGTTACTGGCGCATTGGATACTGCGAACCCTTCCAGCAGATCGAATAATGCTCCATTCGCAGTTATAAGGGCGGCATAAATGAAAATGATTACTTACGGCCTTGGCGGCCACGACGAGACAAAGCCAAACAATAACATCGTTGAAATAATCGACATCCCAGATGAGGAGACAGAATGAACATGAAGCACCCAGTAGTAATCGCCGTCGGAGCATTTCTAGCCGTCTGGGGTACAACCTCTAACTTTGCTCTGGACTATCGCGCCATCCTTGGATCGATCGTCGCTGGCGTCTTCGGATACGCGAGCCCTAAAAAGTAATGGACGCGGTAGATATTGCGGCAGTCGCCGTAGGAATAGTTACAGTCCTTGGCGGAGTAGCTGCTTATCTACAGTTCTTGGTAAAGCATTACCTCAATGAACTCAAGCCTAACGGCGGCTCATCAATCAAAGATCAAGTAAATCGACTAGAAGCGCGTGTCGATACAATTATCGAATTACTAGGTAAGTCACACTAAGT